AGGTTGGCCTTTTCCAAGACAAGAATTGGCTCAAATACATGTAGACATTTTGAACGCTGGTGCTATGGGCGTTGGTTGGGTTGTATCTTTACCTAATCCAGATAGATTTGGTGGCGATGAAATGTTTTTAGTAGCCTTGGATTATAGTCCAAGCATACTTGCGATGTTTGAATATGATAATGGTACATACCCACCTACAAGTGGAACAGTATTACTTGGCGATAATATAAGTGGTATTATGGCTAAGGGAGTTGTTCAGAACGATCCGATTTTTACCAATGTTCCTCAAGGCTTGTCTACAGCTCCCACCGAAATAGATAATCTTGTTAGACGTATGCCTTTATTAATGGAAACCCCTGACGGTTTTGTTGCATCATTTGGCACAGAAGTTTTAAAAGTTTTAGCTGGTGCAAAAACCTACATTATAAAAGGCGATGATAATGGTATGCGACAAATAACCGTTCAAGGCTTACCACCTGTTGACGTTGACAGCCTTGGTCGTAAATGGATTTCTTGGGTAGACACACCACAAACAGACTTACAAGAATTAAATGTAGCACATAAGTTTGTGTTTGTTTCTGTTAATGCACCTGGAGTTTTTCCTCAAGTAGCAACACCTGTAGGCTTACTTTCGCCACATCAAGTGCAAGCTGCTCTAGCTGAATCTATACTAATACAAGATTCACCATTTGTTCCAGATTGGGCAATAGCCGCTGAATTAATTATGTTTGTTATATGTTTAATCATAGTTTCTGTTATCTTTGGTTATCTTGGCATGACACAATCTATAATTTTTGGTGGCTTATTTATGGCCGCAACCTTTATAAGCGGTGTTTATATTATAAAAAGCGGTTATCTTGTTGATTTTTCATGGACTTTTATATCAGAGTTTGTGCAGGGTAGTGCTATTTTTTATATGCGCTTTAGACAACAATATAAATTAAGACAACAAATTAAAAAACAATTTGAACACTATCTTGATCCTCGTCAAGTTAAACAATTACAAGATGATCCTAGTTTATTAAAATTAGGCGGAGAGAAAAAATATTGCTCATTCCTTTTTACAGACTTAAGAGGATTTACAGCGCTTTCTGAAAAACTACCTCCAGAAGAAGTTACTGATATTATGAACAAAACCTTAACCGTTCAAGTAAATGCTGTGCAAAAATTAGGTGGTATGACCGATAAATTTATCGGTGACGCAGGCATGTTTATTTTTGGAGCACCCTTAGATTTAGAGGATCACGAAACCAAAGCTGTTCAAGCTGCAATAGATATACAAAAAGGTATTGCTGAACTTAACAAAACACTTTCGGTTCCAGTAGCGGTGGGCGTTGGAACTCAAGCTGGTGTCGCATGTATAGGTAATATGGGATCTGACACTAGGTTTGATTATTCAGCTATTGGTGATCCTGTTAATACAGCTGCTAGATTAGAGTCAGCAACTAAAGAAGTCGGTGTTGATATACTTATTGGTGAAAATATTGCAAAAAATTGCAAATTTGTATTAAAATCACTAAAACCAATTAAAGTAAAAGGTAAAAAAGAGGCATTAAAAATATGGACAATTTCTTAAAGATATTTAAAGATTTTGTTTTTTGGTTTATAAACCTCTTTATACATAAAAATAAAATTACCGTATCCTTTAATAAAGAATATGGCGACTCAGACGATAAGATTTACATATCCAAAAAAATATATGTTCAAAAAGAAAAACACCTTAAGTTTAAAGACGAGAGTGGTCGACTTGTTGAATTTAGAAGTGCTACAGGTTTACACTATATAATTGAGGATTTGTAATGCAACAGATATTAATAGGCATAATTTTGATACTTGGCTTGGGTAGTTATTGGTTATACAACGAAAATACTACATTGAAAGCCAACAACATGGCCTTAGAAGGAGCGATAGCTACTCAAGAAGAGGCTATTGAGTCTTTACAAAGTGATTTTGCTTTACAAACCACACAGTTGCAAAACATGACTGTTAAAAGTCAAGCTGCACAAAGAGAACTAAATAGATATTCAGAGTTTATTAGAAACTACGAACTAAGTGCAAAAATTATGGGTGATCCTATAGAAATGCAGAGGAAAATAAATAATGGAACAAAACATATCATGGAAGACATTGAGAAAATCAGCAGTGACGTTGACGATCTTGATGATGGCTTGCAGTTGCAGTCTACTTCCGACTAAAGAAATACAAGTAACTACTAAACCTATGGATAGAACCATAGTGCAACCAGTTATGCCAAGAGAAATTGATCTCAAAGAAGTAAGATGGCTGACAATAACACCAGAAAATTATGAACAGCAGTTTGCAGTAATAGAAAACCAAGAGGGCGAACTTGTCTTTTTAGCTATGACTGTGCCAGATTACGAAGTTATGGCTTATAACATGCAAGAACTAAAGCGTTACATTACTGAACTTAAAGATGTTGTTGTTTATTATAGGAAAGTAACTACAAAACAGGAGCAAGAAGATGAGTAATTTACCAGATGCATTTGTATATAAATGCAAACTTAAAAAGGTTATAGACGGAGATACGGTGCGTTTAGAAACTATAGATCTTGGATTTTCTGTGCAATTACATAACAAATCTGTTCGTGTAAATGGTATTGATACACCAGAGAGTCGCATCAATATAAAAAAATACCCAGAGCGCACAAAGGAAAAAGAGTTAGGTCTACTTGCAAAACAAAAATTGAAGGAATGGCTAGTAGGTGATATAACATTAAAATCTTATGGAACAGATAAATATGGAAGAGTTTTAGGTGACATATTCTGCGATAAAGGAAATATTGCTGAATTGCTTGAAAAAGAAAATCTTGCCGTTCCTTATTTCGGCGGGACAAAAACAAAAGTATGGGGAGAATAATATGAAAATTTCACAAGAAGGAATAACACTAATTAAACACTATGAGGGATGTCCCAAAGATGCAGATGGTAACGCTGTTTCTTACAGATGCCCAGCAAACAAGCCAACTATTGGTTATGGGTCACTAAAATTAATTGATGGCAGTCCTGTGCAAGATAACATGTCAATTACCATGAAGGAAGCAGAAGAGTTATTAGCACATGAACTAGAAGAATACGAAGGATATATTAACGACATGGTTACTGTGCCTCTTAAGCAGAACGAAATGAACGCTATGGTTTCATGGGTTTTTAATTTAGGACCAACCAATCTAAAAAATTCTACGCTACTTCGTGTTTTAAACGAAGGCAAATACCATGAAGTTCCAGAACAAATTAAGCGGTGGAACAAAGTGAATGGCAAAGTAAATGAAGGATTAGTCAAAAGAAGAAAAAGCGAAGCCTTGCTTTTTGAGTGCCAAGATTGGACTAACGTATGACAAATGGCGTTAAGTAAGACAGTGTGTAATACTACCTGTAGGCGTTTTACGCTTAGAGCTGGGTTACATAACATATCGTCGCTACCTTGTTTCTCAGCTCGCTTATGAAGGATGTTTCATTCAAAGATTTTGATATTTTATCTGAACAAGACAAGGCTGAGGCTGTAGCATTAGTTCAAAGATACGATCAATTAGAAGTTCAAGACGGCTGTCAAGCTGACTTCATATCTTTTATAAAACACATGTGGCCTGACTTTATTGAAGGAAGGCATCACAAAATTATTGCTAATAAGTTTAACAAAATAGCAGACGGCAAATTAAAACGATTAATTGTTTGTTTGCCACCTAGACACTCAAAGTCTGAATTTGCATCAACCTTTTTTCCTGCATGGATGATGGGTAGACGTGGTAATTTAAAGATAATACAAACAACGCACACAGCTGAATTAGCTGTTAGGTTTGGACGTAAGGTTAGAAACATAATAGACAGCACCGAATATCAACACATATTCCCAGATTTAAAATTACAAGCTGACAACAAATCAGCTGGACGTTGGACAAGTAACCAAGAGGGTGAGTTCTTTGCAGCTGGTGTTGGTGGTGCCATTACAGGTCGTGGTGCTGACTTATTAATAATTGATGATC